GAAAATTTGGTCTGTTGACGGTGTTAATACCCCCCTAGGTGTCCAAAACACAACCATCGTTGCAGCAGCAAGCCAAACCGTCTTTACAGTGCCTGAATACGGCCTTGGTGGCTATCTCATGGTGATCGTCAATGGACTCGTCAAAGAGTTTAATTACGATTACACTGAAACAAACACGACTACAATTACTTTCGGCACCGGCCTTACCGCCGGACAAAGGGTTGTTACTCGAATGCTTTAAACCGTACCGATGAGGTTCATCGGGAACTCACTAGAGTTAAAACATGACTGAAGAAGTCCTAGCGGAAGTAGACTCCGCGCCAGCGAAGGTTGTGACGGCCACACCTGAAGTTGAAGCAAATTTGCCGGAAGTAGCTGAAAGCCAGCCTGTTAAGACATTCTCGCAAGAGGAACTTGACGCTGCTATTGGCAAGCGCCTCGCAAGAGAACAGCGCAAATGGGAACGCGATCAAGTCGCTAGGCAAGCAGAAGTGCAAACCAAGCAGGCTGTGTCAAGGGATGTTCCGTCTATCGATAATTTTGACAGCCCCGACGCCTATGCGGAAGCATTGGCGATTAAAAAGGCTGAAGAACTGATCGCTACGCGTGACCGCCAGATGCACCAGGCTGAAGTCGTAGAGGCATATAACGAACGTGAAGAAAAAGCACGGGATAAGTACGATGACTTCGAAGATGTCGTCTACAACCCCAAGCTGCGAATTACTGACGTTATGGCTGAGTCGATTCAATCGTCTGACAACGGCCCCGATCTAGCCTACTGGCTTGGATCAAATCCGAAAGAAGCCGAGCGCATCGCCCGTCTGTCGCCTATATTGCAGGCAAAGGAAATTGGAAAGATTGAAGTCAGATTGGCTGATAATCCTCCGGTAAAAAAATCAACTTCTGCGCCGACGCCTATTAGTCCGGTAACTGCGCGGTCTTCGGGAAGCCCAAGCCATGACACGACTGATCCACGATCAATCAAAACCATGACTACTGGAGAGTGGATCGAAGCCGAGCGCAATCGCCAGATTCGTAAGTACGAAGCACAACGCAATCGCTAACATTTAAAGGACTTTTATGTCAAATAGCATTCTTACGATCGACATGATCACCCGCAAGGCTCTGGAAATTCTGGAGAACAACCTTGTACTTACCCGCAACGTGAACCGTCAGTACGACGACAGCTTCGCTGTCGAAGGTGCCAAGATCGGCTCCACACTGCGTATCCGCCTGCCTGACCGCGCTTTGGTCACTGACGGTGCCGCCCTGCAAGTTCAGGACGACAACGAGCAGTTCACCACTCTGTCTGTGGCTAACCAAAAGCATATCGGCGTGAACTTTACTTCCGCCGAACTGACCATGCAGTTGGACGACTTCGCAGAACGTGTGCTTAAGCCGCGTATCTCCCAGTTGGCCTCCAGCATTGACGCTGACGTTGCCAATGCATACCGCACCATCGGTAACACTGTCGGCACACCAGGCACCACTCCGGCCACTTCTTTGGTGCTGTTGCAAGCCCAGCAGAAGCTCAACGAGAACGCCGCTGTGATGTCGCCACGTTACGCTACCGTGAACCCAGCGGCCAACGCTGGCTTGGTTGAAGGCATGAAAGGTCTGTTCAACCCAACAGACACTATCAGCAAGCAATTCAAGAACGGCATGATGGGCACTGGCGTGTTGGGCTTTGAAGAAATCAACATGTCTCAGTCGATCAAGCAGCACCTTACTGGCTCACGTAGCGCCAGCGCTTCCACACTGGTCAAGACCCCTGGCGTTACTTCCGAAGGTTCATCGACCATTCTGTTGGAACAAGGTTCTGTGTCAACAACAATCAATGCTGGTGACGTGTTCACCATCAGCGGTTGCAATGCTGTTAACCCACAGACCCGTGAGTCCACTGGTTCGCTGTTCCAATTCGTGGCTTTGACTACTGTCACTGCTTCGTCTGGTACTTGGACTGTGACCGTTGCGCCTATGTACTCTGCTAACCATGCTCTGGCTACTGTAGATGTGCTGCCCGCAACTGGCGGTGTCGCAACCTTCGTGGGCGCTGCATCTACACAGTACGCACAGAACTTGGTTTACCACAAGGACGCCATCACTTTCGCTACAGCCGACTTGCTGCTGCCACAAGGTGTTGACATGGCTGCCCGCGCAGTCCACAACGGCATCAGCCTGCGTATCGTTCGTCAGTACGACATCAACAACGACCGTATGCCTTGCCGTATTGATGTGCTGTATGGTTACAGCACCATCCGTCCACAAATGGCTTGCCGCATCTGGGGCTAAACCGAATGGGGCTTCGGCCCTGTTTCTTAACTTTTTTTTAAGGAAATTATCATGGCTCTTCCAAATGGCGCAGGCGGTTACCAACTCGGTGACGGCAATATCGGTGAAGCTGTTCTGTCGGTTCAAGGCGCTCCTACTGCCGTGGCTGCTGCCGCGACAATGACGGCTGCTGAACTGTCTAATGGCTTGTTTGTGTTCAACGGCGCTGCCGGTAATCTGACTTTGCCCACCGTGGCATTGGTAGAAGCCGACATCACGGCCGCAGCAAAAGTTAACGCTTCCCTTGACTTCATCATCATCAATATCGATGCTGCCGGTTCTGATTCAGTCACTTTGGCTGCTGGCACTGGCTGGACACTTGTTGGTGTTGCTGCGGTTGCTGTTAATACTTCGGCCCAATTCCGCGCCCGTAAAACCGGCGAAGGTACTTGGACGGCGTACCGCATTGCTTAAACCTAACGGGGGCTTCGGCCCCTGTTTTTAAAGGAACATCATGGCAAACACAAAACCTGTTGGCGTTGCATACGAAGACCCGTACTTGGACGGCGCGGTTATCAACAACTCAACTATTACTGGTACGGTAACGTCTACTGCGGTGTCTAACATCGCCGTAACAAACGCTACCACCGGAAGTAGCAATGCTGCTGCATCTACCACCACTCTTACCCTCACGGGTGTGGGCGGTGTGGGTTGGGCAAGCAAGTCAGACTTGGAAGCAAATGTTGCGCTGGGCGCATACGCTAACGGTCTATACGGCTATCTGGAATTCGGCGCAAGTGGCCGCGTTACTGGTTTGGCTTCGGGTACTGTTGGCGAAATTGTTTTGTCTGCTGGCTGTACACAAGGTACTTACGCTGCGTTTGAAGCTGAAATCGGTATGCCTAGCGGCGCTGTGACCGGCACAAACACATCGTTTATGTACTTGAGCACTTATGGCGCTGATAAAGCAACATTTGACACAAGCGGTACTTTGTTCAATCTGGCTGGCGTGACTAAGGGTTCGGGTAAGTTCCTTCAAGACACAACATCCGGTTCAACAGCCCGTCCGGTTCAGGTAATTAAAGTGGTCACGCCTGATGGCATTCGCTATCTGCCGTTGTACTCTACGCCTGTAATCGCTGCTTAAAGATGATCACTCGCGAAGTAATACTAGAGCGAGTGCAAAGTCTGCAAAAACAAGCCGAGCGTTTGCGATCCGATTTGGACGCAACGCTTGGTGCGTTACAAGATTGCGGATATTGGCTTGAACAGTTAAAACAACAGGAAAACATCAATGCCAGCGATCTATCTCAGTCACCCTGATCATGGCTGCAAAGTTGCCACAATGGAACTTGAAGCTGAATACGACGAAAAAAACGGCTGGACACGCTACAATCCAGACACGCCTTTAGAACTTGAAGCGGCTCCCGTAAACGTGCTGGAAGTCAAACGCAAATACACCCGTCGAACCGAAGTTGTTGAGGGTGCAACCGAAGGAATCTAAGCATGGCTACGTACACCGCGGGTGAACAAATTAACCGAGCATTGCGCTTGCTAGGTGTACTGGCTGAAGGTGAGACACCTTCAGCAGACATGTCAAACGATGCGTTGACTGCGCTCGATCAGATGATCGATTCATGGAACACCGAACGGCTGTCGGTGTTTGCCACGCAAGATCAGATTTTCACTTGGCCTGCCGGCGAAATCACACGCACGCTTGGCCCCACCGGCAACTTTGTCGGCCTGCGCCCCGTGCTGCTGGATGAGGCTACGTACTACCGTGACCCAGGCACGAACGTGTCGTTCGGCATCAAGTTCATTAACCAGCAGCAGTACAACGGCATCGCGGTCAAGACTGTGACCTCGACGTACCCGCAGGTAATTTTTGTCAACAACACCTACCCTGACTTTACGATGACGGTGTATCCGCGTCCTACTCGGGACTTGGAATGGCACTTTGTTTCGGTTGAAAAACTAAACCAGCCCGCCACGTTGGCAACGCAGATGCTATTCCCGCCGGGCTATCTGCGGGCGTTCACCTACAACTTGGCAATGGAAATCGCGCCAGAGTTTGGTGTCGAGCCAAGCCCTCAAGTGCAGCGCATTGCCATGACCAGCAAGCGCAACCTCAAGCGCATCAACAACCCAGATGATGTGATGTCGATGCCTTACGCCATTGTCGCCACGCGCCAGCGCTTCAACGTCTACGCCGGTAACTATTGATGAAGACGCCTATATTGGGCAGCAGCTATGTGGCCCGCAGCGTCAATGCTGCGGATGCCCGCATGGTCAACCTTTTTCCAGAGGCTATCCCCGAGGGCGGTAAAGAGCCGGGGTTCTTAAACCGCGCACCTGGTCTGCGCCTATTGGCAAACATGGGCGACGGCCCCATACGCGGTCTGTGGCAATTTAACGGGTACGGATACGTTGTGTCCGGCGAAGTGTTGTATAGAGTTGACAGTATTTGGAATGTGTTTCCAATCGGCACTGTTGCAGGCTCATCTGGCCCTGTCAGCATGTCTGACAACGGCACGCAGCTATTTATTGCCTGTGACGGCCCTAGTTTTATTTACAACAGCCTGACGCTTGAGTTCAAACAGATTGATGACCCCGACTTCCCCGGCGCGGTCACCGTAGGTTTTATCAACGGCTACTTTGTGTTTAACGAACCAAATAGCCAGCGCATATGGATCACTAGCCTGCTAGATGGCACATCCATAGACCCGCTTGATTTTGCCAGCGCTGAAGGCTCTCCTGACGGCTTGGTGTCGGTTCTTGTAGACCACCGCGAAGTGTGGCTGTTTGGCACCAATTCAGTTGAAGTCTGGTACGACTCCGGCGGCGCTGACTTTCCGCTAAGCCCCGTTCAAGGCGCGTTTAACGAGGTGGGCTGTATCGCCCCCTACTCAGTCGCCAAACTGGACAACGGCATCTTCTGGCTGGGCGCTGACGCCCGTGGCAAGGGCATAGTCTACCGCGCCAACGGTTACACCGCGCAGCGCGTGTCTACGCACGCTGTAGAGTGGCAAATCCAGCAGTACGGAAACCTTTCCGATGCTGTTGCCTACACATACCAGCAAGACGGCCATTCGTTTTATGTGCTGATTTTTCCATCGGCCAACACCACTTGGGTGTTTGACGTTGCCACTTCGATGTGGCATGAACGCGCCGCCTTCATCAACGGTTCGTTTACCCGCCATCGTTCAAACTGCCAGATGTCGTTCAACAACGAAATCGTTGTGGGCGACCATGAGCTTGGCAACATCTATGCGTTTGATTTAGAGGTGTTTTCTGACGCTGGCGCAGTGCAGAAATGGCTTCGGTCGTGGCGAGCGCTGCCGACCGGCATGAACGATCTAAAGCGTAGCGCACACCACTCGCTACAGCTTGACGCTGAAACCGGCGCGATTGACGACAGCGTGACAACGCCAGTCGTCATACTCGACATTTCCGACCCAAACGATGACCTGCTGGCTGAAAACGGTGATTTTCTTGTCTGGGAATATATCAGCGGCACGTTCAATGAAGTGCTGCTAACGGAATCTGGTGACCAGCTTGTTCAAGAAGACGGCGGCGAAATTGTGCTTGTCGTAGTTCCCATTAGCGCCACGGGCGGTAAGATTCTGGCCGAGAAGGGTCTTCCTACGGCAACAGCCATCGACCCACAAGTCATGCTGCGCTGGTCTGATGACGGCGGCCACACTTGGAGCAACAGCCACTGGCGGTCAATGGGCAAGACGGGCACATACGGCACCCGCGTCATTTGGCGTCGCTTGGGCATGACCTTGAAGCTGCGCGACCGCGTGTACGAGGTGTCAGGGACTGACCCGATCAAGATTGCGATTATGGGCGCTGAACTTATTGCAAGCCCGACAAATGGCTGATCCTCAAAACATCACTAAAATCCCCGCGCCTCGCGTGCCGCTGGTGGATGATCGCACGGGGTTAATCTCGCGTGAGTGGTTTCGTTTTTTTAATAATGTCTACACCATATCTGGCGGCGCAACGCAGGGCATCGCCCAAATAGCCAATGGGGGGACGGGTGCGGATAACGCAACGCAAGCGCGTATTAATCTTGGCGTAGACGCAAATTCAGTTAGCCGAGTTGGGGGTACGGGCACGGTTAATGGAATTACTTTAACGGGCGACGTCACTTCATCTGGCGATTTAACACTCGGTGGCGCTTTATCGGGCGTTAATTTAACAAATCAAATTGCGGGCGTGTTATCCGTTTTCAACGGCGGTACGGGCTTGACCGCACGGCCCTCGGTTGCAACCAAAGTCGCGGACTTTACCCTTGCAAACACTGAAGGTTGGATCATCAACAACAAGTCAGGCGCGACTTGTACGGTCACACTTCCCGCAGCATCAGCGTGGTCTGGCCGCGCAGTGACCTTTAAAAACCTGCAAACTGAGACAGTTGTGTCGGCGTCAAGCAACGTCGCGCCGATTGGCAGCGCCACACCTGGCACAGCCATTCTGCCCGCCACTGTAGGCGCATGGGCCACGTTGGTGTCAGACGGCACAAACTGGGTGGTGATGGCATCATGATTACAGTGACCTACGGCAAAGGCTTTAAGCTGTCGGAAACAGCAAGAGTCGCGTTTCGTGAAAAAATCATGGTCGTACAAGATGGTATGCAAGCCCTGATTGACAGCGGCGCAATGCGGGCAACGCTTGAAGACTGCACGCTGAAACATTATTTTTCACCCAAAGATAAAAAATACGGCTGCTGCACTTACGCCCGCGAAATGATGATTCCAAAAGGAACATTGATCATTGGCAAAATTCATCGCCACCAGCATTTGAATTTTATTGCCAAGGGCAAAGTGATAGTGTTCACAGAGTTTGGTCAAAAGCACCTTGAAGGACCATGCACTTTTGTGTCTGAAGTAGGGCTAAAACGTGCGGTTTATGCTGAAGAAGATACACTATGGACAACCGTACACATGACGCAGTTTCAATCGGAAGCAGAGTTAGATAAAATCGAGCAAGAAGTCATTTCCCCCTCATACGCTGAGATGGGCCTGATTGCTTCTGTTAATGATCTGCCTAAATTAACGGCACAAGGGGAAAAATTATGACATGGGGATTTGTAGCTGTTGGCGCTGGTATGCTCGGCGGTGCGATACTTTCATCAAATGCTGCTGAAAGCGCGGCTGAAACGCAGGCGGGGGCCGCCAAAGAAGCTGGCACAGCGTCGCTTGAAGGCTTGCAGTTGCAACTGGCGGCTGACAAAGAAGCGTTAGATAAAACGCTTGCGGCGCAACAAGCTGCTGCTGCGTCTGGTAATGCTGCTGCGGCTGCCGCGCTAGATAAGCAGTTAGCGCTGCAACGTGAACTTTACAACCGGCAAGTTGAGCTTCTAAGTCCGTACACAAAAGCTGGCGAAACCGGCCAGAATAGGCTGATGGACCTTTTGGGCCTAAGCGGCAATGTGAACGCGCCTGGCTACGGTTCTGCTGCGAAAAGTTTTTCTGCGGAAGACATGCAGCAAGACCCAGGCTATGCGTTTCGTTTGTCTGAAGGTCAAAAAGCAATTGAGCGCTCGACTGCTGCTCGGGGTGGCTTGCAGTCGGGTGCTGCACTCAAGGCCGCAGCGCGGTACGGCCAAGAGATGGGGTCGCAAGAGTACGCGAACGCATTTAATCGTTACCAGACCGAACGCCAGAGCCAATTGGGTAACTTGCAATCATTGCAATCAGTTGGTCAGGCTTCGGCTGCTGGTCAAGCTACTGCTGCGGGCAGTCTGTCGCAGGCAGGATCGCAAGCCTATGGCAACTACGGCGCAACGCAAGGCCAAATAGCCGCACAACAGGGTGCTGGCGCAACGGCGGCGTATGCTGGGTCTAGCCAAGCCCGCCAAAGCGCGTATGGCGCGAACACGGCCAACCAAATGGGTGCAATTACCGGCGCTGCTAATGCAATGTCTGCGGGTCAAATCGGTTCCGCTAATGCGTTTTCCAGTGCGATAGGCCAAGGCGTTGGCTTGTACGGCATGTACAACCAAAATCAGTTGGCACAACAATATATTAGCCGACTGCCCCCCGTTGCAGGTTCTGACGTTGCGATCAAAGAAAACATTCGCAAAATTGGTGTGTTGGAAAACGGCCTTAATGTGTACGAATATGAGTACAAAGCCCCATACAAAGCCACATGGGGGCACGGCCAACAAATTGGCGTTATGGCGCAAGAAGTTGAGCAAATTATTCCTGAAGCTGTTAGTGTGCATCCTGATGGCTACAAGATGGTTGACTACTCAATGATCCACTAAGGACTTAAAAATGCCACTCGACCCCAGCATTATTCTTGGCGCAAAATCGCCGCAATTTGATCTGTCGCAGTTTTCGCAGACAAACGCATTGACAAACGCGATGAAATTTAGGCAGGCTGATGAAGCAAGTCAACTGAACGCGCTAAAAATGGCGGAGTATGAACGCACTCGTACTGAAGAACAAGACTTTCGTAATTATTTGGCTACAACGGAAAAGCCAAATGATCCAGCAAATCGGGCAAATTTTTTGCGGTACGGTAAGACAGGCGCTGCGTATGGCGAGGCTTTGGATAAGCGAGACACCGCAGCTTTGACGCAACAAGAAACCCAATTTAAAGTTGAAAAAGCTAAGAGAGAATTTACCGCGCAAGCGTTTCGCGACACCAGCCGAAATCCTTCAGACGCTAACATTACCGCGTACAAAGAAGATTATTTGGCTAACCCGCTATTTAATAAAGCCGAAAAAGATCGAATGGTTGCGGGCGTTGATCGAATTTTGACTATGCCCGTTGGTGAACGCGCAGCGTTTATGTCTAGCCAAGGCGCAAGCGCAAGCGAGTTGAAGCCTACGCTTACACCGCAAACTCTTGGCGCCACAACGCGCTTAATAAGTACACCAGCGTTTGGTGGCGCGGCTACCCAAGTTGTTGGCAGCGAAGGGGCGGTTACCGCCACTCCTGCTCAACTTGAAACTAACAGAATTGCACAAGCGCGTTTGGCATTTGATAAAAACAAATTTGCATGGGAACAATCTAACCCAGGTTACGAACTTAAAGAAGGAGAAGACGGCACGGTCATGGCGATAAACAAGCGCACGCTGCAAGCGGTGCCTGTCACTGTTGGTGGCGCTGCTCCTGCGGCTTCGGGTGTTCCAGCCGCAGTCCCAGCAGCGGCTGGCGCTGGTATGCCTAGCGCTCGGGTGCCTGCGGCTGCTACGCCAGCCCCAATGGCTGGTGGTACGCCGCTTCGTGGCAAAAGTCCAGCAATGACCGAAACGCAAAGCAATGCCGCTATGTTTGGTGGCGCAATGATGCAAGCGCAAAACACCATTGACCAATTGGAAAAAACAGGCACTGTTAAAAATGCAGTTGTGCCTGGCTTGCTTACTGGTTTGGTAAACATGGCTCCATTTGGTTCCGGCCAAGGCGTTTCAGAAGCAATTGGAAGCGCTTTTAACGCCGATCCAACTGGCTTAATTGGGCCGAACGCTGCTCAACAAAAACTTGCCCAAGCTCAATTGGCTTTTGCAACTGCTTATTTGCGTAAAACTTCAGGTGCAGCATTTGGCGCATCTGAAATTGCCAACACTATTAAAGAATATTTTCCATTGCAAGGCGAAGGCGCTGCAATAATTCAGCAAAAAGCAGCGGCACGCAAACGCGCTGTAGAGGGCATGAAAATTTCAACAAACGCCGAAGGCAAAAAGTACATTAACACTTTTAGTGATGGCGGTGCGCCTGCGGCTGGCGTTGACACCAGCAACCCTTTGCTGCGGCGTTAAGGAATCAAAATGGCAGACTTGGCCGCAATTCTTAAAGACCCAAATTATGTCAACGCGAACCCAGCTACCAAGCAGGCTATCTTTGACAAGTTTGCGCCGCAAGACCCAAATTTTGCAAACGCAAATTCTGAGACTCAATTAGCCATTCGCAGCAAGTTTGGCTTGACGCCTGTTGACAGCGGCATTCCTGAGGGCCGTAGTGGCGTAAGCCAAATTCCAACTGAGGCAAGCGCTAATTTAACGCCTACTGGTTCAGAACCAGTCTCTATTCGCGACCGCATCATGGGCGTGATTGAAACGCCTGCGGCGCTTGTTGGTGGCCTTGCTGGTGGCATAGCTGCACCAATTGCTGGGATGTACGGTCAACTGTCTAGTCCTGCGCCGCAAGGGTCACCAGCAGCTATGGCGGCTGGCGAGGCAATGGCTGCAAAGGCTCGCGCTCAGTTCTACCAGCCCCGCACAGAAACAGCCAAACAAATCCTTGGCGCTGTTGGCGGTGCAATGGAGGGCTTGCCGCCCACATTGGGCGGTGTGGGTACATCATTAAATGCGTTAGTTGCCCCAACCGTGCAACAAGCCGGTGCAATGGTGCGCCCAGCAGTCTCTCAAGCCGTTGCGCCAGTGCGTAATGCTTTGACCCGCAAGCAACCAGACATGGTGGGCATGGGCGCAGCTAGCACAGCAGAGGACTTGATGCGTCAGCAGCGCTTGGAGCAATTTGGCATCCGTGCCACCGCTGGTGAGCGTGAGCGCAACTTGCAAAAGCAGCAGTTTGAGTCTGAGGTGCAACGTGGTGCGGTTACTGGCATTTCAGAAGATGCAAAGGTTGCATTGTCTGAGCAAATGAGAAGGTTTGAGGCTGGTAAAAGACAAGACATTGTTCGCAATTTTGAACGCATGACGGCTGAAACTGGCGCTGAAGTTGCCGATCCAACCCAATTGCGTGCTGTTGGCAAGATTGTTGACAAAACGCTTAATGATGAGTACACCAAAAAGTATGACCAATACAAGGCGTTGTACAAAAAAGCAGATGAAGCTGGTGAAACATTACAACAAGTGCCTTATCAAAGTTTGCTTGATTTTATTGAAACCAAAACGCCAACACAACGTCAAAAATTAGACCCAATTTTGGATTCTGTGGCTGAGTCATTAAGAATGAATGATCCGCAAGGCACTGGAGCAATTTCAGTTCGAGCGCTTGAAGACATTTACCAGCAGATCGGCACGGTCAAAGACTCAGCAAATGCCAAGCCTATGAAAAACATCATTACCCAAATGGGTGAAGGTGCTGGCGGTGAGTTGTATCAAAAAGCGCGTCAATCCAGAGCGCAGTTGGCCAAAGAGTTTGAAGATGTTTATCGCGTTGACAAATTGCTTGGCACAAAGGCTGGCTACGCTGACCGCCAAGTGGCGCTTGATGATGTGTTTAAGTATGTGGTGCTTGACGGTTCATTAGAAGAAATGCGCACAGTCACTAAATTGCTTAAAAAAGGTGGCAAAGAAGGTCGCAAAGCCTATGCAGAACTGCAAGGTCAAACCATTCAGCAGATGAAAGAAATGCTCACCAAGGGTGATCAGATGTCTTTCAAAAACTTGAACACTTTGATTAATCAGTTGGACAATGAGGGCAAGCTGGACTATATGTACGGTAAGGCAGGCCGTGATCAAATTCTTGACTTGCGGGACGCCATTAAAGATGTGGTGGTAAAAGAGCCAGGCGCTGTGAATTATCCAAATACCGCAGGCGTTGTGCTTCGGGGTTTGGAAATTTTGCAAAAATCGCCGATTAAAATACCCGGCACTCAAACAGCAGCCGAATTTGCTCGCACTCGCCAAGTTAAAAAACAGGTTGAAAAATCATTGGAACAACCTAACCAATTGGCACCAAAACAACCTAATCAAAACGCACTGACGGGACGATAAATGGATTACCAAGTCTTGTTCAACGGCGCTGTTATCTTGGCGTCTTTTTTTGGCGGGTGGACACTGAATACCATCACCAAGTCGTTGGAGCGCCTGGACGCCGATGTGCGGGCCATGCCCGCCAACTACGTGGCCCGTAATGACTACCGCGAAGACGCCCGCGAGATCAAAGAAATGCTCAACAAAATCTTTGATAAGCTGGAAAACAAAGTTGACAAGTGATCGATCCCTTCACAGCCCTAGCGGCCATCCAGACAGCAGTTAAGCTCGTCAAGGCTGCATCAAAGACGGTGCAGGATGTGGAGTCGCTTGGCCCTGTACTGGGTAAGTTTTTCAGCGCCAAGTCAGACGCCATCAAGGTTGTCCAGCAGTCCAAGACCGGCGGCTTCAAAGGCAGTGCGATGGGCAAGGCCATCGAGCTTGAGCTTGCCATTGAGAGCGCAAGGGCGTTTGAGGAAGAGATCAAGATGCTCTTCTTCCAAAGCAACAAGATGGATGTCTGGGCCAAGATTTTGGCCCGTGCTGCAAGTATCGACAAGGAAGCCGCACATGACGCCAGACGCCAGCGCGAGGCGGCTGCAAGGCACAAGAAAGAGATGGACGAGATCATTACCCTTGTCCTGATGTTTGTGGTTCTGGCGCTGGTCTGCGGCGGTGTCGGATGGATCATCTACAAAGCTGTGCAAGAGTGCGGTGGGCGGTGCTGATTGTGGGTAATGAAAATATGTTTTCTAACTTTGACCTGACTAAAGCCATTGGCGCAGTTGCTGCCAGTATTGCCGCGCTTGGCGGCGGTTACACCTTGGCCGACAAAATTGGGTGGTTTGACAGGGCCATTATTCAGTGGGCACCAGAGCATTTCAAGATTGTTGCAGAGGCTGGACAGCCCATCAATGTCACGGTTGCCCGTATTAAAAAGCGTGATGACTGCTCAGTGGAGGGCTTTACCCCAAGCATTAGAGACGCAGCAGGTATGGTGCACGAGGCAACTACCACCGCAAGCAAGTTCAGCGGCCCAGCCGGGCCAGAGATTGACACGTTTACCTATCAGTTGACGATGGTGCGAAAAGAAAAGATTGCGCCCGGTAAAGCCACCTTGCTGGCGACCATCAAATACAAATGTCCAGAGGGTGAGCGTATCGTGCAATACCCCCGCCATACAAACCTAAGTTTTGACTTGAAAGGCTAAATATGTTCCCACTTACAGCACTCCTTGAAGTCGGTAACAAGCTCATCGACAAGCTCATCCCAGACCCTGAAGCCAAGGCCAAGGCCCAGATGGAACTGGCAAAGCTGGCGCAAGACGGCGAACTCGCCAAGATGGCGAACGACACCAAGTTGTTTGAGGTCGAGCAAGAGAACACCACCGACCGCTGGCAAGCCGACATGGGCAGCGACTCTTGGCTGTCCAAAAACATCAGGCCAATGGCCCTGATCGCCATCTTCATCGCCTTCTTCCTGTTCACCATGATGAGCGCCTTCGGTTACAACGCGCAAGAGTCCTACGTCCAACTGCTCGGCCAGTGGGGGCAGATCATCTTCCTTGCATATTTTGGTGGCCGTACAGTCGAAAAGCTGGCTGACATGAAAATGAACAAGAAATGAACCTCACCGATCACTTCACGCTAGAGGAACTAACCACCACCAGCCATCGCCAGTTCGACAACACGCCGAACGATGCGGAGATGGCAAACTTGGTGCTGCTGGCTGAGTTCTTGGAAAAGGTCAAGACCTACCTTGACGGCAAACCGATCATGATCAACAGCGCTTTTCGATCCAAGCAGGTCAACGACAGCGTAGGCAGCAAGGACACCTCACAGCACCGCACGGGCTGCGCGGCTGACATCAGGGTGCCAGGCATGACGCCAGACGCCGTGGTAAGGGCTTTGGTGGCCTCTACGCTGCCGTTTGACCAGATCATCCGCGAGTTTGACGCATGGACGCACATCAGCATCAGCGACAAGCCGCGCCGTCAAGCGCTGATCATTGACCGCGCTGGGACTCGGCCTTTCGCATAAGCGCCCGATACGCCTCGATGGCGTCCTTCACATCGCGCTGAAGGGTTTCAATGCGTTCGTTCTGCGCGGTCATCTTTGCGTTTGCCTCCTCGGCAAACTGGGCTAAGTTTTCCTGCGTCCAAGTCTTAAAGTTTGACATCGCGTTTCTTGATTAGTCGGTTAATTACTGAGTGACTTACGCCAAACTTGCGGGCTATCTCTCTGGCGCTGACGCCAGCATCGTGCAGTGTATATACGCGGCTGACCGCCATGTCTCTAGATGGCCGTCCCGCACCTTCCCTTTTGCCTCCGTGGGTCATCGTTTGTGTATCTTAAGTTGGTTTGGCCTTTGCGCCAGCATAGCAGCCGTCTTGCCGCTGATAGATAGCGTGCCGTAGGTGGGTATGTCCTCACGAATGCGCTCAATGGCTCTAGATGAGGCTAGGCTGCGCTTGCGTGCCGTGTTGTTGGCGTTGAGTGTCTCGCCGCGCTTGGCGCGTTCCTCGTCGGTGTACTGCTTCCAGTCAAAAGCGTTGGTCATGTGTTTTCCTTGATGTCGTAGAACCAGTCATCGCCAGCGCTCCACTTGCGTGTGCCGTCTACAGTCCAAAACTGTTGTGCGGCCTTGAAGTCTGGGAACTTTGTTTCGGTAGGTATCAGGCTTTGGTCGTACCACAGGCATCTGTTGTTGGGCTGGCAGGCAAACTGGCCGTTGTCCAGCATGATCCAGTTGAACGATTTGTGTTCTTCTGCCTGCTCTGTAAAGCCTGTGTCCAAGGCCAGTTCATCAGCGCAGAAGTCTACGGTAAACAGATAGCGTCCAAAGTGCCAATTCCGATCCTTGCCTAAGAACTTGACGCCGAGGTTGCGTAGGCCGATCTTTTCCACAATGGTGAAGCGGTAGCCCATGCAGTCCCACAGTTGCAGGGTGTCGATGGGCAAGTCGCCGTGGTCTTCTTTCCACACATAGGCATGGATGGGCAGCTTGTCGTACAGCGCACCGTAGGCGGGCAGCAGCGACTCTATGCGGAACACTTGACCGCGCAGGGCTTTCAGACTGACCCAGATGGCTGGCTCCAACTCGCCGTGCCCCTTCTCAAAGTTGTACAGAAACTCGCGCTTGACGAAGCACTTGATGGGCGGCAGTGATGCGATGATGTAGCTCATGTGTTCTTCTCCTTGAGTTTGGCTTCGATGGCTCTCCACAAAGCCCACAAAGCCAACCCAGACGCGCTAAGTTCAGACAACTCCTCATCCGTCAACCCTACCCACGGGCGCTGCGCTGGCTGCGCCAAGGCTTCTTTGATGGCGGTGATGCGGTCGTCAACAGGCCATAAACCAGCCTCCCGCGCCATAAGGATGATGTCTTCTTTAGTCATGCTTGTCCCCTTGCTCGGATGGCATCTGCCAAGTCCGTGTTGTTCTTTGCGTAGCTGTCAACCAATTCAAGAATCGCCCAACGCTCTGCTGCTGCGACAAGGGCGGCGAAGCGTTCAAGCTCAGGCCAGCCAGCTTGGTGAAAATTAATTCCGCAATCCCTCGCCATTCGAATGATGTCTTCTTGTGTCATATCAGCAAACTCCAAATCCAAACGCCAGTAAAGAACAACAGGATGCAAACCACGGCCAGCGCACCCATGATGGCGGTCAGCATCACCGTGCCAACTGTCTGCCACGCCTCGGACACCGGCTCGATGTCAGCAGGGACGATGGGGTACGCCTTGACCTTCCTGACAGTCGCCGTGTCGTAGGCGCAGTCCCACACGCACTCGGGCAAGTGCGGGCAGTCGATGCGGCCCGTGTCGCAATAGCGGCGCGTCATGTCAGCCTCCAAATGCGGACGCCCCCGTCTACAGTGCGGGTTGCAAACCTTACGCCCAGCTTGTTAGCCTCTCTGCGAAAGGTGTTCTGCTGGCTTTTGCTAAAGTCAGCGACAAGAAAGCTGTCGCCCGCCTCCATCTGCGCCAGCGCCTCGGCGTACTCATTGCGGCGGCTTGGCAGCTTAATGCCCTTGTCGATTTTGATCATGTTGCCTCCACTGGCGCTTGGTACGCCTTGAGGCGCTTGACTCGGCTCTTGTTGAAGGCCACCGATGCCTGCGCCCATTCCACCCCCGTTTCAGCTTTCAGAAGGGCCATTTCAGCCTCAGCCAGTTCGGCAGCAATGGCCTGCGCTGGTGTGATCACTTTGAAAATGTCTAGTATGTTCATGGCGCTCCTCACTTCACAAGGACATCAAAGTAAGCAAGCATTAGGACAACGCCTAAGCCGACCAAGATTACGGCTCCGATAAAACTCATCAACGAGCATCGAGCTTGATCCATGTTCTGCTGGGTAAAGTAAGTTTGTTTCATTTCGTTTTCTCCTTAGTTAATTTACTGACATATCCACGCACTTTGGCGGCGTGTTCTTGGGTGAGGTAAAACTCGACTCGGACTAAGCCAAGCGCCTTTCGGCGCTGGCGCAGTGCTTGGACTCGTTGGGTTGGGGTCATGCTAGTGGAAGCATCTTGTAGGCAGCGCGTGCTTCAGCATTGAATTGGCGTGTTGATGACTCGCTAAAGTCAAAACCAGAAACGCTCATTTCGTTTTGAACGCGCAAAGCAGTCTCAAGATCAATTTTGAGCAGTGCTGCAATTTCTCGTGTGTAAATGTTCATGTCGTTTTCTCCGTTGTGTTGTTGATGATTGAATTCTAACACTGTTTCCGGTAACTCATAAACTAGGGACAAACCCTAACACCATTTCTTTAGCCTGATCAGCCCCCTTTGCCACAAAACAGGTGTAGCCACAACCCTCCAGATAGGCAATCCAGTCCTTCTGCTCGGCGCTTACGCTACCGCCCTTGGTGCGCTTCATCTCCACCCACAAGCGCCAGTCTGGAATAAACAGGTCAGGCACGCCAGGCGATACGCCCTCGACCTTCAAGCGCCCAGCCGTAGCCATGCTTCTAGCACCGCCATTTGGGATAGCAAATATACGCACGCCCTTGTAGCCTTGGCGAAACCAGCGCACAAACTCGCGTTGCTCCTCATGCTCGGTTGGTATGCGGTCTAGAACGGACATTGAACCTCCCACTTGTCGCACTCGCCCACGGCATTGGCAAATTCTGGTGGCGGTGGGATAAAGAACTCAACGCACAAGCCATCAACGCCGTAATGCTCACAGGTGTGGCAGCACCTTGGTGGGCCTGCTTTGTCCCACTCGCGCCACTGGATCAAAAACTCTGGCTCTGGTTGTCTCATTTCATCCCCCGTTGTTGTGTAAATTTCATCCAGCACTTGCCGCAATACCACTTGGCCCTGACATCAATGCCGCCCTTCGGGTCAGCGTCCAGCTTGCAAACATCGCAATGCTTGAGCTTTTGAGCGTTGCTCATTTGTTCTTCAACAGTCATGCCCACCGCCTACGCATTACGCGAAAAAACTTGCCATCTTTTTTAAATTCAATGCTGCTCGGTGGTTGCGTTTGATTCATGTTGGCTGCCATCTCCTCAAGCGACTGCACATTAAGGCCACCTGGCTTGATCTGAGCCCGTTCTGCTATGGTTACGAGCTTCTGCAAAGCGCTCTGGCCCGCATAACCATCATGCGTAACGGCCAAGTACTCGGTCACCGCCGGATCACTCAAGCCGCCGTAGTAAGTCACCGCCAGCATTTCCTTGCCCGATGCCTTGCTTATGTGCTTGCGCCATGTCCAGCTTGTTACATCCAGATCACGCCCCTCCAGCCCCATGATGTCGTCATCGTGCAGCTTGAGTTTCTTTGGCTCTGGGGCTGGAAAGGCATGACCACAGGCCGAGCAAACAGACGCTGATATGGCGCACAACTCGCCGCACTCATCGCAGACCTTCACTGGCGCTTCGCCATTGCCATCACCACCCTTCTTTGGGGGCTGGACGGCGGTGATCGGCCCGTGGCTTGACACCACGCCAGCAAAGTCCAGCACCAGGCAGTCGGCCTTGCCAGTGTTCGGCCTCATGCCTCGACCTGCTTGTTGCAGATATAAGCCTGGGGACATAGTTGGTCTAGCCATCACCAGCAGATCAATGGCTGGATGGTCAAACCCGACATTCAAACATCCGACCTGCGTAATTGCTGTAATCTTTCCAGACTTAAAATCGGCAATAGATTGCTCTCGATCTTTTTTTGCCATGTCACCAGTCACGGAAACGGCAGACACTCCACGACTTAAAAGAATGTCACGCAAATGCTCGGCGTGCTTTACACCCGTTGCAAAAAACATCCAACTTTTGCGGCCATCAGAACGATTGATGACCTCATTAATCATGGCATCGTTATTGTCTGATGTGTCAACAGCCGCTTGAAGTTCAGACTCAATAAAATCACCTCCTCGTTTGTGAACGCTGCTGGTGTCAAATTTAAAGCTGGTTTGCTTGCTGCGTAATGTCGCAAGATAGCCCTTAAAAATAAGTTCTTCAATGCTTATTGGCTCAATGAGTGCATCAAAGATCGCTGGCTTATCTGTAATCATTCCGTGGCCAAGACGAAATGGGCTAGCTGTAAAACCAATGACGCGCATGGATGGATTTATTTCCATAAAGTCATTGATGATTTTGCGATAGCTTCCTTCATCTTTATGAGAAATGTCATGTGCCTCATCCACCAGTAAAAGATCGCAATGACCAATCTTCTTTGTGACACGAACAATTGAAAGAGGCCCGCCAATGGTGATGGGTTCTCCCAATTGCTTTTTACCTGCACTTGCTGAGTAAATGCCCATTGGAGCACCTGGCCAAATCGCGCGTAGCTTTTCGGCGTTTTGGTTTATCAATTCAACGCTGCGCGTAAGCATCACGATATGCGTCTCCGGCCATTCCGTAATTGCTTTGCGACACAGTTCGGCGATAACAATGCTTTTTCCGCTGCCAGTCGGCAACACAATACATGGATGACCTGTGTTTTTTCCAAGCCAATCGTAAAGCATTGATAAAGCACGCGACTGGTATTCCCTCAGCTCTATTTTTTCCATGTAACGCCTCTTCTAACGTTATTTATCGTTGTTCTTGTAACGCCAAATTTTTCAGCTAATTCCCTACCGTTTAAATTAGAAACAAATATTTCTTTAACATTTTCTTCGGTCAACTTTGAGCGTCCGTTTTTCTCTCCAACGTAATGGCGTTTTTTTTGTAGTGCGTCTTGCGCGTTGTCTTTTGTTGTGCCAACAAACAAATGGTCTGGATTGACGCATCCAGGGTTATCGCAGTGATGGCAAACAATCAATCCATCAGGAATTAATCCCTTGTAAATTTCATAAGAAAGCCGATGCGCTCTTGTGTTTTTTCGGTCACCAGGCAATACGCCATACCCGTCTTTGTCTGTGTGTGCCCTCCACTGCCAGCAGCCGCTATCAAGTTTTGCAAAACGAGAAAAAAAACGATCATGCAAAGTTCCAGACTGACGAAGCCTCATGGCTTTCATGGCGATTGAGTTTTTTTCCGCTTTTAAGCAACCACATGATTTACTTCCTCCACTTCGAATAGTCATGCCATAAACCACCTGCTTTGTTCCGCATTCGCAAATGCAATTCCAGAATTTTCCCGTCTGCTTTGTTTCCGCAGGTTTTGTTGCCTCTGACAACACCGTCCAACGGTTGTACTTAAGTCCGACCATTTCAATTGTTGGTTTGCCCATAATAACAATTTCCTTACTTGGTGAGAATATTGTCATTGTAGCGCATATAGCTGGTCTATGGTGCGTTGTTGGTAGTCACGGAGCATTAAAACAACTCCAAAGAAAATTGATCGTCAGACATCTTTGCAACACAATGCGGGCTGCACCAGATCGTTTCACTGGCGCTGTTGGCCACAGCCTCGTCGGTAATGGCGTAGCCTTTGCGAGCAGTCCATTTGCGCTCAGTCCAGCCTTTTGCCAGCAAAGCGTCATGCTCCCCGGCATGGCCGCAAATCACAATGCGCAGCTTGGGGTTGTCGCCGTTGGTTGCGCACCATGTGCCCACCTCTGCGGGCAAGTTGGTTCCCACCCCTCCGGCTGCATAGTCCATCTCACCTTTAAAGTATGGCGGGTCGAGAAAAACAGCAGTCAGTCCATGGCGCACGGTCACCGAGTCCTTGACCACCCGCGACCAATCGCCGCACGCTACGCGGACATCACGCAGGCGGTCATGCAAGGAGGCAAACCATGTGTAAATAAACTGGCCTCGCCCGGCGCTCAGGTGCGGGAGTTGACGGTTAATGCCTTGCCCGGCGCTCAGGTGCGGGAGTTGACGGCGATCAACCAGCTTTTCACCGTCATGAATCCACGGGCCTTCACCACCGCACCAGCCAGAACCAATCCAATTGCACGCGCCCCAACACCACCACCCCGCCATCTTTGCGTCAAAGTAATCAGGATCAGCGTGCAGTTTTTCGGTTAAACCTTGCACATGGCGCACCAGCCATGAATGACGGGCAAACAAGTCGTTTTCATTGCAGGGCCAGTCGGCATGATGCGCCACAGCCTCAGAGTCGGCGTGGATGGCTCGCCAAAAGTTGGCCACAAAGCCGTCAAAGTCGTTAATCGTTTCAATGCGCTTGCCTTCCGGTGCACCCAGCAACATGGCCGCGCTTCCCGCAAAAGGTTCAACGTAGTTTTGCACATCACCAAAGGCGTGCCAAACCAGCTCGCACGCGCCAGATTTCCCGCCAAACCACGGAAATGGCGCTGCTAATGTTCCAGAATTAGTTTTCACCCCACCACCCTTCCATCAAACTGCTTACGCATCTCAGCAATCAGCGGATCACCGCTACCGCAAGCGTCAGCGTTAGCCAGCAATTCTGTGGATGAGTACACGCCCTCTTGCTCTGGGTCGCCGTTAGCCAATGTCACGCCATTGATCTCATACACGGCAGTGAATTCGTCCGGCCCGTCCTTGCGCGGCCAAGGCACTAAGTCAGGGTGAAGCACATGCGACTCGCAACCCTTGTGCTGTGCGTCCACTGGGATCACATCGTCCCACTTGGCGCAGTGCCAAGTTGAATCAGGCATTGGCGTGGCGTTGGCGCATGTGCGGCAATTGACATGTTTGGTGGTCTTGGTTTCGTGGCAGAACTTGTACGCATCGCAGAACTTGCACTGATACCAACTTGGGTCAGTGCTGATCGGCTGGGGCATACGTTCGGCCAATGCAATGTAATGACCTCGGCGCACCGCCTTCTCTGCGACATCCTTGTCGTACTTGACGCGCTCAGTATGTATGCGGTCATCGTCCTTGCAGATAGCAACGTACAGCGCACGATCAATGCCAGTGCCATGCATGTAAACCTGCATTTGGACAAGGTGTTCGGGCTTGGACTTCTCCACGCCGTCCTTGGCTAACGCATCAAACGATTTCTTGCTGTGCGTCTTAAACTCGGCCACATGCTTGGCCTTTGGTGCCTCGGGCACGCCCTTGTCAATGATGGCGTCTAGCGATCCAGAGACATGACTGCCAAAGTCAACACGGTGCTGCGCTGACACCTTGCGGACATCCAACCCAATGGCACGCAAGTCACTGATGATGGTGGCTTCCTCGTTCTGGCCCCTACGAAACAGGCGCAAGATACGGCCAGAAAACTCAGGCTGCACCGCCCACCGAAACGACAGCCAAAGCCACCTGTCACAGACATGGCCTAACGTACTAGCACCAAGGTGTGGTCGTGGTTTTTCAGGCTTTGCTTCATGCTGCTTGTCAATTAACGCTTGAATGGTATTATCGGGTTGGGGAATTTTCATTTGTTCTCTCCTTGAAGTAGATTTAGCCCCGACCTTAACCAGTCGGGGCATTTTTTTGCTTACTTTTTAGCCCAAGGTGGCGCAGCCTTTCCACTGGCTGCCGCTGGTGCTGACGCAGGCATAACGCTGGATGCCGCAGGCGCTACGCTGCCGGACACTGACTTAAAACCCCGCACTTCGTTGCTTGCGCCATATTGCGCGTCTTGCTTGATCTCCAGCTTGATGGCAATCTGACCACCGATCAGTTGGTCGGTGTCGGCAACCTTTGCCAGCCCAATAGCACGCATGATCTCGCCCAACTGCTGGCGTCCTATCTCTTCGGCCTTAGGGTTAGCGTTCTTGATGATTAAGTTGCCGAACACCACACGACCCTGATGGCTTGGGCCGGTGATGTCGTAGCGCAGCTTGATGTACTGGCCGTTACCAGCCTTGGTATCTTTAAGTTCAGCTTGGGAGATGGTGCATGTGTACCAACCAGCAGGCAGCGGCTCAAAGCTGCCTGTGTTACCAACTGGAAGTTCGTTGACATCGAAAGATTCGGTGAGAAAAGCCATGATATTTATTCCTTAACAGTGATTTTGAAAGATGGACGGCCAGGCTTGGCCGTAATTGCACCAGCCAAATGCTTGGTGATGGACTCGTCTGCTGATTTCCAGAGCGTTAGGTTTAGCTCTGGCTTCCAGCGGAACAATGTAGCCAAATGCTCGGTCAACCCTGATTCGGTCGCCAACATCTGCAACTTCTCTGAATCAACCTTGCGGTCAATCCGGCCAGAAATTTTGACAACAAAACCTTCAGGCTCTGTTGTCTCAGTAGACTCAAATGCATCAGGTAGCGCCAACTCCTTGACGATCAAATCTTCAATTTTCCGGCGTTCAATGACCGCATGTTCTTCAGCAGTCTTGTGGCGCAGCCAATCTGCGCTCAATGCTTTGAGGTCGCTCATTCGTCACGCTCCTTTAACATGGCGTCAGCTATGCGGTAAGAAACAAGCGCAGCATCTTCCTCATTAAGTACAGAGTCAGCGCTGACCGTTGCAGCAATCAACACTTGCATGGCCTTGGCAGCAAAGTAATCGCGCAAGGTCATGCCATCGTGCCCGTTGTAGGGCATCGGAAATGCTTGCAAGTACTTCATGCTTTGCCGCCGATCTTGTCAATGATTGCACCAAGGTCAGGTGCTTCCCACGCGCCGAGTTTGCCGGAGCGATCTTTGGCTAGCCAAAGGCCGTCTGAATCGCACATCAATGCACGCTGCGTTACGCCCTCGGCATCGCGCTCAACGCGCAGCGCCAGCACTTCGTCAAAGAAGTAGGGCAAGCCTTGTGTAAGACTCTTGCCGGGCATACCAGGGTTGTACAACATCTTGCCCATCTCGTCTGTGGACTTCTCCAGCTTGGCGCTCATAAACACATGCTTGTTGGGCAAGTCGCGGAATGCACGGATCAACTCTTGCATGGTGCTATTCATCTCGCCGTATGCTGCGCGGCCATCTTTAGACTTTTTCATCTCGTAATGCAAGACTACTTCAGCCACCTCGCTGATTGAGTCCAACGCAACAGACTGGTAGCCTTCAGCCTCTTTGCTGTCCTTGCACCAAGCAAAAGCCTCGCGCAAATCATCCATTGAAGCAATCTCAATGTAGGGCAAGTCAGCGTCCTGAATAGACAACAAGCCACCCTCGGCAGACAATACGATCACATTGGGCAACGTCTTGACCAGCGTGGTCTTGCCTGCACCGGCTTGCCCGTACACCAACAACTTCACACCATTAGCAGACAAGCTGCCCGTAGACTTCAAATTGATAGCCATTTGGCTCTCCTTTTTCACCCACTTCAGGAAATCTGTTCTGGGTGTGCTTGCACTGTATCACACAATTTAGGGTAAGATTCGGCCAGCGCAACAAATTAATTTAACAAAGGAAAAAGAACATGATGACACTTGAGCAAATACGAGAAGCTCTATCCGACCGAATGCCAAGCAAGGTGGCCGAGGCCACTGGTGTCCACTACAACACCATCAGGCAGATGCGCGACAACCCCAATGCGAACCCCACGCACAAGGTGATGATGGCCCTGTCAACCTATCTTGAAAGTCGGAAGGTGACGCATGGCTGACCTCTCAAAAGTCCTTGGTGGCCCGTGGGCACCAGCACCAGAAAAGCGGGTTGACCCGCCTGAAGTGCAACTTATTGACGCCATGCGTGCTGCGGGGCTGGAGCCGCCAGATCACATTGAGATGGACGGGAAGATTCACCGCTTTCGCTCGGGCACGAAGGGTGCGCCTGGCCACGGCGACAAGCCGGGCTGGTATTTGGTCTTTGGTGATGGCATCCCAGCGGGGCGCTTTGGCTGCTGGCGTGCAGGTTTTGAATCTAGTTTCCGCGCTGATGTAGGGCGCAAGCTCACCCAGACCGAGGAGATGTCCCACGCCAAGCGTCTGGCCGAGGCCAAAGCCTTGCGGGACGCAGCCATTGAGCGCCAGCATCAAGTAGCTAGCGAGACAGTCGAAAAGATATGGACAGGCGCACAGGCAGCGCTCCCTGACCACCCCTACCTTGCCAAAAAGGGCATCGGCGTTCATGGCGCTCGTGCCACGGGCGATGGCCGCTTGGTAGTCCCCCTGTACGATGCAGATGGCACATTGTCTAGCCTCCAGTACATAGACCACGAAGGCGGCAAGTTGTACCACGCTGGCGGGCAGACCGGCGGCAAGTTTTGGGTGGTAGGCTCATCAGATGAGCTAGGCACGCTATATGTGGCCGAAGGCTTTGCCACCGCTGCTACCATTTTTGAGGCTACAAACCGGCCTTGCGTAGTGGCCTACAGTGCCAGCAACCTAGTGCCGGTGACTGGCAGTTTGCGAGAAAAGCACGGCATTATGCAAGACATTGTGATTGTGGCTGACCATGACCAATCCGGCGTTGGTCAACGTTATGCAGAACAAGCATCAGCCAAGTACGGCGCACGCATGGTGATGCCTCCGATTCTCGGTGATGCCAACGATTATGCCCAAGCGGGGCACAATTTGGCCGCACTGCTCATGCCACCAGCAAATGATTGGCTCATCCCCGCAGACGAGTTTTCAGCCCAACCCAGCCCCATTTCGTGGCTGGTCAAGCGCTGGATTCAGTCCCAAGCCTTGGTGATGGTGCATGGCCCATCAGGCGGCGGCAAGACCTTTGTGGTGCTGGATTGGTGCTTACGCATGGCAAGCGGCATCCCAGACTGGTGCGGCCACAAGGTACGCCAAGGCAATGTGGTCTATTTGGCCGGTGAAGGCCACCACGGCCTGCGAGGCAGGGTAGCAGCATGGAAGCACCACAACAAGGCCGGAAAGCTCAATATGTGGCTTTCCAAGGATGGCTGCGACCTCAACACCCCCATCGGCTACCTCAAGGTGGTGGAACAGGTCAGGATGCTCAAAGACAGGCCAAGCGTGATAGTGGTTGATACCCTGCACCGATTCTTAGCAGGTGACGAGAACAGCGCCCAAGACGCCAAGACCATGTTAGACGCTTGCAACGCCCTGATGATGGAGTTTGACTGCTCAGTCATCCTTGTCCACCACACAGGCGTGTCAGACGAAGCACAGCACCGCGCCCGAGGCTCAAGCGCATGGCGTGGCGCTTTGGACATTGAGATCAGTATCGTTCCAGCCAAAGATGACCAGCCCATGCAGATCGTGCAGCGCAAGTCCAAGGATGCTGAAATGGCCCAGACGGTTTACGCCGAACTGCGCCAAGTGACCATCCCAGCTTGGTACGACGAGGACAACCAGCCAGTCACCAGCGCAGTGTTAGTTGAAGCCCAAGCCCCCGCTATCATCAAAAAAGACAGCAAAATTGAGAGCCACCGCAAAACATTTGAGAACGCATGGTGGGGCACAGGCGCTGAAGTGCGCGAGGGTTTACCCTACATTAGCAGGTCGGCACTTAAGGACAAGCTGGCTCAAGATGGGCGCAAACCACGCACCATTGAGAACGATTTGAGTCCGTCATATCCGGAAAAAATGATCGGTGCGCTTATCCTTTCGGAGATCATTAGCCCCATTGAACATGGCTGGATGGTGGTTGATGAGGTGCAATCGAGTGCCATGCTGGTGCGAAAAGGTGGGTAATTTCGTGCCCCCTAGCCCCCTGAATCCCCCTTTGGGGGGAATGAAGGTTAGGGGGCAAAACGCTCGAAAATGCCCCCTCCCCTCCCCTCACTCTCTTAAGAGTGAGGGGGTTAGGGGGCTTCGATGCTGCGAATGATTTGGGACAAAATTAAGATTGGAGAAGTAAGTGGACGCTAACATGACAAACGAAGTGGTGACCAAACATGCTGGTGGTAGGCCAACGACTTTTGGGATTGATCATCCATGCTGGCTTGAGATGTGCAGGCA